GACAACCCTCACATGATCCAATCAGGCTACAAGCAGAAACTACAACGACTACCGAAGCATTTGCGGGAACGTATGCTCGACGGTAAGTTCCTGTCGTCGCTGGAAGATGACCAGATGCAAGTCATACCTAGTGAATGGGTAGACCTCGCTATGCAACGGTGGAAAGACAGCGAGGATAAATCGTACACTAGAATGTCAGCTATGGGGGTAGATCCGGCTCGCGGCGGGCAAGATGAGATGACCATAATGACAAGGCATGGGTTCTGGTATTCCCCGATCATGAAGATTCCAGGAAAGGAAGTACCAACAGGATCGCTTAGTGCTGCTCGTGTTGTTATGGCAAGGCGAGACGGATGCAGGGTATACTGCGATGTGATTGGCATAGGTTCGTCAACCTACGACAAGCTTGTCGAAAACCACATCGATGTCGATCCAATCGTAGGTAACGAAGGTAGTGATGCCATAAGTAAGGACGGTCTGTTTCACTTTAGGAATCTCAGAGCGGAACTGTTTTGGCGATTGCGCGAGTCGTTAGATCCAGAAAGTGGTGACTTTATTATGTTGCCGCCAGACAAAAAGATGAAAGAGGATCTGTGTGCATTCAAGTACAAAATCTTGGAAGGGAATGTGATACAGGTCGAATCTAAGAAAGAAGTTAAGATGCGACTTAACCGATCACCCGATGCAGGCGACTGTGTTTTGTACACTTCCCGTGACGCCCAGATGCTATCTGACTTGCGTAAAGGGTCAAAACAGTTTAAAGTCCGACGATGTTTATCCTAACCACGAGAGCGAGAAAATGAATAAGAAAGTCCTAACACCTTTAGATATTGCAGTAGCAACAATCGCTAAAAATGAAAAGGCCGAACCGGAGCCTATGACTCAGCAGGAGTGTGAGAACTGGATCGTGCTCAAAGGTCAGTCAGGTGAAAGGTGGTTCGAGCTTAAGATCCTGGATCCAGAAGTCGGGCAAGATCCAACAATGGTGAAGCTAATGGAAACTGTTAACGATATGATTTTCCAAGGTATACAGGGTATGCCTTTTATGGAATCTGAAAAACAACGAGCAAAGGATGCCGACAAATCCAAATCTGATATTACACTGAAAAGGTAAAACCTATGACCCCGCAAGAGATTAAGACACGGTACGATGCGTTGTGGGGTTTGCGCAAAAGCGCAGAATCCACATGGGATCTAATTGAAAAATTCATAGTGCCTTTAAAGGGCGGCAAGTTTTTTCAGGATCAATCCTCAGAGCATGAGGTCGATTGGAGGCGCGGCAGAGATGTCTTCGACTCGACTGCAATCCTAGCCTGTAACACACTGGCAAGCTCTGTACACGGTGCGTTGACTAACCCTTCTAACCGATGGTTTGGTTTACGGTTCCGACAGGACAAGCTTAATCTCGACGAAGAAGCAAAAGAATGGTTGCAGGCTTGCGCCGAGCAGATGTGGTATGCTTTGGTAGAGTCTGACTTTAACCTACAGATCAACGAAGCTTATCTGGATCTATGCGGCTTTGGTACATCGTGTATCGTAGAAGAAGCCGAAAGTGAAACCGAGTGGAAGGGTATAGACTTCTCAACTCTCCCGATCCGAGAGATCTACTTTGAACAAGATCACAAAGGAGGCATACGTACCTTCTACCGTCGACATCAGTGGACACCTTTGCAGATCGTCGACAAGTTCGGCGAGAAGGGTGTTACCGATGCGATCAAAGAAAAGGCCAAGCTGCCTAATCAGGCCGATAACAAGCTGACGGTCATCATGTGCATTTATCCTCGTAAGGATAAAAAGGATGCCGACACAACCAAGATCCTGACTCCAGAGCAAAGACCATACGGTTTCAAGTTCGTACTTCATGAAACCGCAGAGATGTTAGGTGATGAAGGTGGCTACTATGAAATGCCCGCATTCCTGCCGAGATGGCAAAAGACATCAGGCTCTATGTGGGGCTATGGTCCTGGAACTATAGCTATAAGTGATGCCATGACCCTGAACACTATGGTAGAGCAGCGACTAGCTGCAGCCGCGAAAGTCATTGACCCTGCTACACTGGTAACTGAGCGCGGCCTGATGAGCGATCTCGATCTACGTGCAGGCGGTCATACCGTTGTCAGATCTATGGACTCCATCAGGGAGTTTGAATCAAAAGCCCGTTTTGATGTCGCCGATCAACTCATATTGGATTACCGGATCAATATAAACAAAATCTTTCTGGTGGACAGACTTGAACTCAAAGAATCCCCTGCAATGACTGCTACCGAAGTCAATGCGCGATTCGATCTTATGCAACGTCTGTTGGGACCAGTATTCGGCAGACTGCAAACGGATCTGCTAGATCCGTTGATCGAAAGAACCTTCCGCATACTACTGCGATCAGGACAGCTACCTGAGATGCCGAATGTTGTTTTGGAATCTAAAGGTGATTTTGATGTCGACTATATCGGGCCTATGGCTAGAGCGCAGAAGTCCGACAGTATCGCCATGATGGCGCAATGGATGTCAATGATGACAGAGTTTGCACAAGCGTACCCTGAATTGTCTGTATTGCCTGATGCAGAGTCTTTCGGTAGAGAGACAGCTAAAGCTATGGATGTTCCTGCGACGATCATCAGATCCAAAGAGGAAGTGAAGGTTGAGGTCAACAAAAAGAGGCAGGACGCTATCGAAGCTAGACAAATGGAAATGTTGGCTATGGGCGGCAAGGCTACATCCGATTTGGGCAAAGGTGCGAAACAGTTTGCCGAAGCGGGTATGCCTGTTAATCAATAAGTTGCGTCAAAGCAACTTAAAAGCGGAGTAAGGTATGAGCGAAATGTCAGTAAAAGAAAAGCGAGAAGCGTTATTGCGCAAGATCAGGGTAAAGGCCGGAGTAGTGGCTGATTTTATGAACTCTGAGCTTGGCAAAAAATTCATAGCGGCCTTGGAAGAATCTTTTTACGAGGGTGATATGGTGGGCGAAACTCCCTACGACACGTACTTCAATTTAGGTCGTCGTGATGTAGTGGAGTTTCTTAAATCTTTACAACGAATAAATGAGCGAGACAAAGACCATGCTTGAATTACCCGAAGGTTGGCGGGAACAATTACCCGAAGAAGTGCGTAACAGTGGTGTACTGGATGATGTTAAATCCATAGATCAAATGGCTACTATGATAGTCAATGCGCGTAAATTACAATCACAACAGATCAGTATTCCTGGTGAAGATGTTGCATCGGAAAAGCGCGAAGCTTTCCTGTTGGATCTGCAAAAGAAGATCCCTGATTTGGTATATGTCGGTGAAGGTGCTGACATGAATCATATCTATGATCGTATGGGGCGACCCAAAGAGCCAACCGAATATGAGTTGCCCGACATACCAGATCCCCTGAAAGACAACTTCGCGCACTTGACCGATAAGGCGCATGAACTAGGTGTCACTAAAGGGCAGATGAAAGGTTTGTCCGAGTCTATCCTGAAAGACTTTGAAGACAACACTGCCAAGCAACGCAGCTACATGGAAGATATCAAGAAAGGTATCGAAACTGAATTCGGTGAAGCTGCTGATGAAAAGTTGATCAACGCTGCTGAGTTTGCACGTAAAGTCGGCTTTGACGATAAGCTAGTTAAGGCTATCGAAGAAGGCAGTGTGGGCGCAGGTAACATCAAAGCACTCGACAAGCTAATGGAGGGGTTTAGAAACTCCGGCCCTCGTATCGGTGATGATCATGGCGGCAACGATCTTGACAGGCTAACACCTGAACAAGCCGAGATGAAAATCAACGAAATTCACAACAATAAGGAACATCCTTATTGGGACGGATCATCCCCTGCACATAACGCCGCAGTGAAGAAAATGGTTGAGCTTACGCGGGCTGCTGATGCCGGTAAGAAGAAAACCGAAACTGAGGAATTTCGTGACGCCTTATTAGGGCGCTAAACTTGTTGACAAATGTGGGGATTGTGGAGCATAATCCCCACAACTAAACCCAGTGACTACCAACACGGCTTGCTGGTAAAAGTATTCGGGCCAGAATATTCTGCTACCTCTGATCTATTAACATTTTTTAGGAGGTTAGCGTAATGGCTACCGATATTGATAAAGTCTATATTTCCACATTCGAACGTACCTTGCGCCATCTCGCGCAACAAGCAATCACCCGTCTCCGTCCTTTCGTTACTGAAAGATCTGGCGAAGGTAAAGACCACGCATGGGAAAGGTTGAGTGCTTCAACTTCTACCAGTAAAGCTGCCGGTCTGGTAGCAACCCCTTCTACTGGTGGAACTTACAGTAGACGTTTGTCTATCGCCGCAACTGAACATGCCGGTGATACCACACAGCAAGAAGACATCGTACAGATGTTGATCGATCCGAACTCCAATCAGGCAATGTCACTCGCAATGGCAATTCGCCGAGCATGGGATACGGCGATCCTCGCTGCTGCCACTGGTGCTGCCACTGACGGTGATGGTGCAGCCGTTGCCTTCGATACGGCAAACCAGCAAATCGCTCCTGGATCTGCGATCACGTTTGATCTCATTACTCAAGTGCAGGAAAAGTTTCTGGAAAACGACATCGAGCTTGATGTCCCCAAGGTGTTTGTTATTGGACCGAAACAGGTTCGCAAGTTGATGCAACTGACCGAGCAGACATCTGCCGACTACGTTCATCGCGAGTCCCTGCAACGTCTGTCAACTACCGGCATTGTCCCTAACTGGATGGGCTTTACGTGGGTCATGTCGACCCTGTTGAACATCACTGCGGGTACGCCCGATACCATCGACTGCGTTGCCTTCACGAAGCGCGGATTGGGTATGCAGGTCAACCGTGAAATGCTTGTCCGTGTTGCAGAAGATCCAACGAACTCTTTTGCATGGCGCATTTACTGTGCCACTACCTTCGGTATAGTACGAACCGAAGATGAGCATGTGGTCTGGCTGCAAGTGCAGAACACGTAATCGGTGTTTAACCTGTAAGGGAA